GAAGAGCGTTTTGTTGTGCCGCCGTAAGGATGTCCCCTGCGACGAAAGTTGCTGGAAGTGTGGTCGGTGTAGCCATAGTGCTTCTTATCCTAGAACATTGTCTTCGTCGAGTGTGCCATATACAGCATCGTTTAAGATCAACTCATAAACGATCGTGGTTGGCGCCGTAAAGTAGGTGACAGCGTGACCAGCCGACAAAGTGAGCCGATGCTCAAGACCTTCTACCGTCAAGTTTTGGGCGAACTGGGTTGGGCCTTCGGAAGTGGTTATTGACTTCTGAACATTTATTACATCGCCTACATCAAGTAAGGCAAGTGTGTCTTGATCGAGGGCAGGTGTGCCAGGGAACTCGGTGCCTATTGAGTTGAAGCGTGGCTCTGGATTAGCGTTAAGAAGGTATTGAGCAAGGGTCAGAGCTGCGGCGTCGTTATGAACTAGCGAGTCCGTGATCGAGGTGGTTTGGATTAGGTAGGTTGCTTGTGAGGTCAGGTCTTCGGCGACTTCTGGCGACGATGCTCCAGCGTGTGCAACTGATGCACGATTGACCACTGTGTCAGCTTGAAAAGCGATGTCAATCGCCGAGTAGCCGATCTTGGTTGGTGGGTTTGTGTCGTGGAACTCTGCGACAGGGACGCCTAAAACTTGTCCGATGCGCTTCTGGAAGGTGATTGTGCCTTCACGATCTACAAAAATTCTGCCTTGCTCGGCTTCCATGATCTTGTTGGCGTACCCTGCGACCGAGGTGCCGTTGGCGACCGTGTAAGCCGCTGCACCGCCAAGGGTCGCTACACCTGTCTCAATGCTCCGTGTGCCTGTGTAATTTACTTCTGGTAGATCTAGCAGGTCATCAAAACGATCGCTTGAAAGCTGCTCTGTGACATTCCATTCAGCCAAGAAAGTCTGCCCAAGTTGGTAAGAGAAGTCTGCACAAGTGACGCTTACCGTGTCTAGACCGCCGAGAGTGAAGGTGTAATCAAAGTTCACGATGTAGCCGACCCACAAATACTTCTTTACGCCAAGCGAGTCGTATCGGGAGAAGCGGACTTTGCGAAGCGGTGCAAGCCCGGGGAGCGAGTTGTTCGGATCGTAGTAAGGAGATGTCGTGTCGAAAGGGTTGAACACTCCGTCGGCGTAAGTGTCGTTCAAGGTGAAGTTCATCGTGCCATAAGGGAACTGGTCGCCAGTGTTAGCGCGTCCGCGTTTCGCTGTTAAGGCGATCGTTCCGTCCATAACCGTCGCATATTGATCGGTACCGTCTAAGACATAGTCGGTGGAGTCAAGCGTGCCCTTCGGATCGTCGTCAAGCGTGAAGGCGTTCCAGTTGTACCCTGTGTCAATCTCGAGATCGTAAAGACCTGATCCGACTACCGCAACGCCTGCCATTACGCGACCGCAATGTTCGCTGGGCCGTTCTGTCTGTTAAATGCTCTAATCGCGTTCACAACAGCTGTGCCGATCTCTGCACTTGAGCCGAGACCGCCGTTGATGTTGATCGTGTAGTTGCCCATTCCACCACCGCGTCCAGATAGTGGGATGACCGCTTCAGGGCCACGCTCACCGATCATTGCAAGCGTTGGCCCTGTCACGATTCCGCCGTCCGCGAGCATAGGAATCTCGGGAACCTCGAAGCCTTTACCGCCGATGACTGGCACCCAAGAAGGGATATTGAAGGCAAGTTTGCCGACGGTGCTATTCCAGAGTTTTGCAATGCCGTTAAATAGTGATTTGTAAATGTTAAAGATCGCGCCGAAGTAGGTAGTCAGTCCGTCAAAGACTGCCTTCCCGCCTTTGAGCATGCCTTGAAAGACCGTGTCTACGATCTTGCGAACGATGTCAAACTTAAAATAGAGAGCGACTAGCGCGGCAATTAATACTCCGATACCAAGAGTAATAAAGCCGACCATTGCTATTTGCGCGGCGGTCAGGCTTAAAGCGAAGAGAGTGTTAATCAATGTCGCGATCGAGACAGCGGCGTTAAAGACCAAGACTGCTGCCGATACCGAAGCGATCGCTCCAGCAACTAGAAGAATGGTTTTAGTGTTGTCTTGTGCCCATGCACCGAAAGCAATGAGCACTGGGAGCACTGCTTCAAGCGCTGGAAGTAAAGCTGCACCGAGCGATTCTTTTGTCTCTGCGAAAGCGATACTTAGACGCTTCATTCCGCCTTCGGCAGTGTTGGCAGCTGCGGCAGATGCACCACCGAACGATCCGCCAAGGACATTGATGACATCTTCAAGCGATGCACCGTCCTTAATCATTGCTTTTATCTCTGGTGACAGTGCTTGCAGACCTTTCATGTTGCCGCCGTAAGCCTTAGCAAGAGCGTCGGAGACGGTCGCTAGATCTTTGCCTGATCCAGCCGAGATGTCTTGAGCCAACGCAAGCGCGTCGGTGGCTGTGGCGATGTCTTTAGTACCGCGCACAAGTGATGCGAATGCCGGGCGAAGTTCAGAGTCGGCAACGCCTGACGCAAGGCTCATCTTGGAGATCATGTCTTCTGTTGCTCTAACTTGTTCGTCGGTTGCTCCAGTAACATTCTCGAGCGCGAGCGCAAGTTGTACCTGTTCGGCTTGGTCTTCCATAGCCGCCTTGGTTGCACCTACAAGAGCGAAGCCGATTCCTGCGATCGCGGCTGCCGCTGGAAGCGCTGCTTTCTTCATGGCAAAGGACGCCTTAGCGGACGCGCCCTCAAGTTTCTGGAACTCTTTAACGGCCTTAGAAGTGCCCTTAGCGTCAAACTCGGAGATGATTGGAAGGATTACAGCCATGACTATTGTGCTTTCAAGTTCTGTCCGACGGCTTTACCGACGCGATCCACTAGCTGCTCCATAGCGCTATTGAGATCTTCTTTGTGGGCTTCATATTGACGCCATACTACTCTCGATGAATCTCCGTACTTGGCTGTTAAGGCAGCGCCCATGCGATTACTTGTTGAGAAGTCAAAGAAAGAAGCTGCCGCGCCAATCCATTTAATGGCAAAAGTCGTCAGGTTCACCGTGTTTTGTCGGAACTCTTTGGGCGGTTTGGTGTTGATGTATGCCTTGACTTTGTGCTCGGTGGGCCAAGGGAAGACCTGATAAGAGCCGCGCAAAGACCAAGATCGTGCCCAGCCCGACAGAGGATAATTAAGCGGTATGGCGGACTCAATATCGGCGACTAGTCCAGCTGTAATCCTTTTGTAATCTTTAGTGATCTCGCGCCGCAGCGACTTGTCGATCTTGTTGAGCTCTTTTAGCGCTTCTTTAAGACCGTAGACCTCTATCCGAGTTTCAATGCCTTCAGCCATGTCACCTCTTTTTGTTTTGTTTTTCTAGCACTGCGACAATGGTACTTAGGTCTCGCGTGTCGAAGGTGTCAGCGTAGAAAGTGGGAGCCCACCCAGTCGCGACTACAAGTTCGGCGAGTTGTCGCCTGTAGCCGCGTCCGTAGGGTTTGGGTCTGTTGAGTCCTCTACGCCAATCTCGACATCTGGATTCTGTTTCAACCATTCGCGCCAAGTAGCAGGAAGTGTCTCGCCTTTAATGCCGAGCATGATGTACGCCCAGCAAGCCATATCGGATGCACCGATTCCGCGTCCGTCGGAGACTCGACGATTCTCTAGGCGTTCCCATTCAGAGATCGCAAAGAGGTTTGTAATAAGTAACTCTTTTTTGTCTCCGCGTGTGAGCGTAAGTTTGATTTTCATTGTGTTCCTTTCGTCGGGCCAAGGAAGGCCGTTATTTAGACTGTGACATCAGCCGAGTAGACGCCACCCATAAAGGTGATGTCGATCGACTGTAGTTCGCCGAGTGAGGCGGAGATCACTGGCAACGACTCAAGATAGGTGCCTGTCAGAGTGAAGCCAGGATTCGTGCTGGAGTCTGCTGCGTCCGAAGGATTTACGACAATATTTAATTTGGTGCCGACAAGCGGTGCAAGTGTCGCGTAAGTCGCTGAAGCGGCATAGCTAAGAAACAAAGTCAAGGTGCACTCATTGTCTTCAAGACCAGCTGTGAAAGTGTTTGCCGTGTTGCCGAAGACCGTGTCATTTAAAGCCGTCACTGTGCGCGTCACGGTGGCAGAGGTACACCACCCTGTGAGGTTTGTTGCCCCGACGAGGACTTTTGGATTTGAGAGAATAGTACTTGTTGCAGCCATGATGATTACTCCTTGGAAGTGTTGGTTTTAGTTTGACACATAATGAGACCGAGAGTGTGGATTAGGCAGTCTGCACGACAGTTGAGACCGACAGCTCATAAGCAGGAAGCG